GTACAGTGCGCTCAATATCCCGCAACTCCATAAACCCCAACTAAGCGTTGGCGTGAAAAAGGAGTACCAGGACCTAGAGTACACAGAGGCTTCTTGGTGCATGTTTGATGGCAGTTATGGAATGTCCGGCTCCAATGAACCGGAATGTTCGGATCCAGAACAACTATTAACCCCGCAAAGGGCCAACAGTCTTTCACAAATGAGTTTCCCCAAATGCTAATCTTCACTCCTATCCACCCATTGGTCGCAAGGGTGTGCATCAAACTTCAACAAACACACATCAGTCTACCTCCTCGATATTAATACCTTTGGACATGTGAACATTTCGTACAGCGCTATAAGCCCTATACGCAGTGTTGGCATATCCAGCAGCTTGACCAAGATATCCTGCCAAAAGCGCAAGGCGACTCCCGGAATGTGGTTTCCGAGCTTCAACACTTGCTGTGAGATTTTGAACAACAGCCATACCCAAAGGGTCTGACATGCTGGGGGTAAGACCACGAGTGATCGAACCCTTAGCTTCATAAATCCCCCAAACCTCATACTCGTAAGTTTGAGGTTGCCCTGGCGGGGCTACAGCTATAAAACCCAAAGTAGAGTTATAAGCTATAGCATCATCCTGGTTAAATGAGAGAACGTAACCCGGGGCATGAACACTCACGAAATCAAATTCGTCTTCATCCTGTGGATGCCACACCACAGAATGCCATTGCTCCGAAGACGCCGAACAGACGCCTGTCGTATCAAAAGTATTCACACCCGCAACTGAATAAGCACCTAAACCAGAGTTACCAGCTCCAGCTATGTCCTCATGATTCAGTGATTCAAGCCCATAGAGGTTTCCCCCCCTGAACATGAATGGGGTAACATTTCTCACTCGAATCCCACAACCAACAATTCGGACCTGACAATTACCTCCGACCGTAGCCAGAGAATATTGACTGTTTGATCCGACCGTAGCTATGCCGGCAATTGTTCCTCCATACTGCTGCGTGGAGAAAGTAGTGCCGCCAAAAGCCCCGGAGAGACTGGAGTACTGAAGTCCAGCGGACACAAAATGTGTTGAACCGCCAGGATTAAAGTAATCACTAGTCCCATTAAAGGCAAACGCGAAGGGATTAACCATCACGAAGCCAATATTGCTGGTCCCCGTCGCCCAAGATGACGTGGCCCGCGCTGCAAACTTCAACGAAGGGAAGTTTGTATTCACGGGCACGCAAGCAAGGGTCCCAGAGAAAGGGTTTTCAACTGCCTCAAGGTATTTCCTAGCACAGCCCGTAAGCTGGCTAGGTTTAAATCGAGCAGTCCGACGACCAGTTTGCCTGGCTGTCGGACGTTTCCGATTGCGCTTCTTTGCGCCCTTCACTCGCTTCTTCTTCTTCTGTTTTGATCTTGCCATGTTTGCATTTTATCAGGCCACGCGCGATTACTTGATCGACAACCTGATTAATGCCAGCTTCCTCGTGCACAAGGGAAAAAAGGGAACCTTCCGCACGAGTATGCAATCTGGCGAGAGCTACTTCAGAAAATCGGCTTTTAAGGACTTCTCTTATAAAAGGCGTGACCACTATTGAACCAAGATACTGCCCAAGAAGGGCATCTATTTGGTCGAAATGATCCTGCCAAGGAAAAAGACAAATCCTCAAGCCAACCAAATGAGCAACACATGATTCTTCCCAACTCAAAATTTGATTGGTTTTTACCCAACCTATAGAGGAGAGAAGTTTGGGGAGATTACCTGACGCACAGGCAAAGTCTCCAAAACCATGCACAAATCTCATTCGAAGTTGATGTGAGAGAAAGACAACATCAAAGCTAGGACGTGGGGACCAATCATGACATTCGATCACCAATCCATAGTTCTTAAGCCACTCACACATATCCTTAAATGAACAATCATCAGGCAAATGGACAACATGGTCATCACCATTAATCCAAGCCCAAAAACTGTCGAGAGGTTTGTTAGGATATAAAGCAGAAAAAGCGATAAGGAGTCCCAACCAAGACATCAACGAATTGTCAACGCCGGTGTTCTCCCAACCACTCTTATTGCCAAAAACCCTATACATACCTCCTAAAGCCACACCAACTCCAGCGTAAACCCAGTCGTACAAATCGTCAACAACTGAGTGAACGCGAGCCGGTAAAAAGGCTTTGCGGATATCGCGAATAGCTCGAGCCAGCCTCAATGAGAAACGCTGGTCACAACCACTGATATCACCATCATTCCAGGTAGCATAACGCGTCATAAATGACGTGAACTGCGGCCCGGGCAATTGAATGCCGATGGTGCAGGGATGGTGACCAATGCCTTCCAACAAGGACTCGTTTTGTTCTGAAAACAGCATCTTACTTGCAATCAAATGATGCATATCGGACGCCATAAAAACACGAGTTTTTCCAGCACGAACTTTTTCAGCTTGTCTAAGCTCCGATTTTTCCGTAAGGGCAAATATACACTCAATGTCCGGCGAAGAGCTGAACAGAGCGTCAACTTGAGCCCTAACCACATCTGGCATCCCAAGAAGCGTAGCCTCCTTGGTTGAATACCTATAGTAGTATGGATAACCAGGACTTTTAGAAAGCGTCAAAAGGCCACAAGCCTTCTCATAACTCAAAACGTTTTCCTCAACTGATTTCAGGAGTACTCCACGCAAATGAGATATTACATAAGCTTGCGCCTTACAAACAAGGTCTTCAGGAAACGCAGGATATGACTCCATACACTTCTCCAAACCAAGTTGTAACGCTTTAACAGACATCTGAGTAGGAATGTAATCTTCAGCCATGAGAGGCCAAGGAGTACGATGAAGAGAAGACTTTCCAAGGGGACGGTATTGCACAGTGGAGATCAACGGTACAGGCAATACGGGCGGTGCTGAAGGAAATCCAACACCCTCCACTACTGGGGCCCGTATATGCCTTACACATTTTTTGGCACCGCACCATCAAAGACGGCACGGAACCTCTCCGAAACTGCAATCCCTACGTTAGTGGTAGAATCACCAGCGGCCCTATGAAAACCAACAATCTTTCCATTGGCATTCACATAAGGAGACCCACAATCACCCGCAACAGTAGAAGCGGTATGACGCACATCTCCGTGTGAAACATCCGTAACCATACCATTGGCAGTACTATCTGCATTCAGAACATAAATCCTCTGCCCCTGTTCTGGGACATCAAACAAATTTTTCCGAGTAGCAGGACAACCGTCAAAAGGTAGGCAAATGCAAAGATCATCGTGAAGATCCACAAGATCACCTCTGACAGGGGTTTTAGCAAACTTTTTCCCAGCAAACTCAAAATGAGTAGCATCGTTATAAGAATGCTTATTCAT